GAAGATTTTAATGCAGTTAAGAACATGTCGTCTGCATTGGGAAAAAATGATTTGGCACTTATTAGTGATGGTGTAACTACAAATCTGAGTGTATTGGATAGAAAAGATCCAACAACAAACAATTTTGAAATAGTTGTTGGTGATCGACATCCAGAAAAATTTTCTATGTATTTCAAAGTTGAAAATCTTAAAATTATGAGTGGGGATTATGATGTTCAGATTTCATCAGGTGGAATTAGTTACTTGAAACATACTGAGATTCCAGTTGAATATTGGATAGCACTTGAACCTGATTCTGTTTATGGAGAGAATGCTTAATGCGAGAAGAATTTCTGTGGGTTGAAAAATACAGACCCAAAACTATAGATGAATGTATTCTTCCGAAAGGTCTTAATAAAACCTTTCGGGAGTTTGTGGATAACAATGAAATTCCAAATTTATTATTAAGTGGCACATCAGGAATTGGAAAAACTACAATTGCTAGGGCATTATGTGAGCAGTTGAATGCAGACTATATATTAGTAAATGGTTCTGAGGATAGGAATATAGACACCCTCAGATTTAAAATACGAGATTTTGCCAGTTCAGTTTCATTGTCTGGCGGACGAAAGGTGGTGATATTAGATGAAGCTGATTACATCAATCCGCAATCTACTCAACCAGCACTTAGGGGATTCATCGAAGAATTTAGTAAAAATTGTAGGTTTATCTTCACTTGCAATTTTGCCAATCGGATTATCAGCCCTTTACATTCACGGTGTTCGGTCATCGAATTCAAAATCCCTAAAGCAGAGATTGCGAAACTCGCTGCGGATTTTATGAATAGGGCGCAAGAGATTTTGGAACTGGAAAGCATAAAATATGAACCAAAAGTTCTTGCAGAGTTGATAACTAAATATATACCAGACTGGCGAAGGGTTTTGAATGAACTTCAGAGGTATTCGACAAGTGGTGTAATTGATGTCGGTGTGTTGACTAATTATTCTGATGTGAATATAGATGAGTTAACTAATTTACTCAAAGGAAAGAAATTCAGAGAGATGCAAAAATGGGTTGTTGATAATTTTGATAATGACCCCAATCTCCTTTTTAGGAAGGTTTATGATAATCTGAGAAAAATGTTAGATTCAAATAGCATACCACAAGCAGTTTTGACTATTGCTGATTATAGTTATAAATCATCATTTGTGGTTGACCAAGAAATAAATATGGTTGCTTGTCTAACTGAAATTATGGCGCAGTGTGAGTTTGCATAATGGAAATTTTTGATTTTTTGAATGCAATTAATTACAAAAAGAATGATATAATTCGAGATGATCCACAAGCAGTAAAGGAGTATCATCCTTATCGGATTAATAAATTCCTTTCACAGAATGTGGATTCTGTTTTGTATGTTAATGAAATGAATTTAAGACCACATTGTGATGTTGAGTTGCAATTTGATTATTTTATAAATAGTCTTAGGGAACGGAAACGCAAGGCCCAGAAGTGGCATGTATCCGAATCATTTAATGATATTGAAGTGGTGAAAGAGTATTATGGTTATAGCGATGCAAAAGCAAAAGTTGCTCTTTCTGTTCTAGTTGATGATGAGTTGGAATACATAAAAAAAAGACTAGACAAAGGTGGTTTTAGAAATGGTTGAGAAAATGATTGAAGTCGAATTGGAGCAACCAGATGACTTTTTAAAAGTAAAGGAAACATTGGGTAGGATAGGGGTTGCATCACGAAACGATAAGAAATTATATCAATCGTGTCATATTCTACACAAGCAGGGAAAATATTATATTGTTCATTTTAAAGAATTGTTTGCACTAGATGGAAAACCAACAAATTTTTCTGAGAATGATGAGGAACGTAGAAATACGATAACCAATTTGCTACAAGAGTGGGGATTGGTTAAAATAGTTAAGGGTGACACATCAGAAACAGCTCCATTAAATCAGATAAAAGTTCTTTCCTATGCTGAAAAAGATGAGTGGGAATTGATTCCCAAATACAACATAGGAAAAAAATAGAGCAAGTTGGCACAGAAATTGCTCTTATAATAGTAAGTAGTCGATTCATGGTGAATGGCTACATTTTAATCTTGCTTAATCAATAAGGAGAAACATAACAATGACTAGTATATTTCAACAACTAGATAAATATGACCCATACTTCATAGGATTTAATTCACTTTTTAATCGTTTGAATGCGTTTGAAACCAATCCTGTAACTGGTGGGAATTATCCACCATATAATATCATCCATGATGGTGATAGTTATACTATTGAGCTTGCTATTGCAGGGTTTAGATCAGATGAAATAGAAGTGGTTCACGAACCAGAACATAGTCGTTTGAAAGTGAAAGGCATTAATAAACGTGATGATGTCGAGTATTTACATCAAGGAATTGCATCAAGAACTTTTAACAGGACTTGGACAGTATCCGACAGTATTGTAGTAAAAAGTGCAGATTTAAATGATGGTATACTTAAAATCCAACTGGAAAATGTTATTCCAGATGAGAAAAAACCAAGAATTATTGAAGTCGGACAAGAAAAACTTTCGGATAAATAATTTGTGTATAGTCACAGAGAAAGAGGGGATGGATACTTATATTCATCCCCTTTTGTATTGTAAAAGGATAATATGAATTTTTATACAAATGTACAGGTGCTTGGTAATAATATTGCAGTTCGTGCTATAGAAGATGGAAATAGAATTAAATATCGTGATGATTTCAATCCTTCCTTGTTTATTCCAGACAGGAATAACGAGAACGAATTCAAGACATTGGATGGTGTTTCTGTCGCACAAGTAAAGCCAGGATTGATAAAGGATTGTCGTGAATTTATTGATAAGTATAATGATGTGGAAAATTTTTCTGTATATGGATATGATGATTGGGTCAATCAGTATATAGGAAAATATTTTGATAGATGTGATTATGATGCATCTGAAGTCAGAGTATGCACTATCGATATTGAAGTGGCATCCGAAGATGGGTTTCCCACTGTAGAAGATGTTAAAGAAGAACTTATTGCCATAACAATGAAGGATAGCTTGACAGGAAAAATATGTGCTTTAGGTAGGCATCCTATTAATATTAATAGGGAAAGTGAAGGTATATATTATAGGTGTTGCCCGACTGAAGAAGAACTCATTGCGGTGTTTTTGGAAACTTGGAAAGTCGTAGATCCTGATATTGTAACTGGTTGGAATAGTAAATTATACGACATCCCATACCTTGTTCGCAGAATAGATAAAGTTATGGGAAATGGAACATCTAAAAAAATGTCGCCGTGGAATGTTGTTCGTGAACGGAAAATCAATATATTCGGTAAGGAAGAATATGTATATACCATTTTGGGTGTTTCTCAGTTAGATTTTCTTGATCTCTATAAAAAGTTCACTTATGTCAATCAGGAGAGCTTTAAGCTTGATCATATTGCCTTTGTGGAATTAGGCGAACGCAAGATGTCATATAAAGAGCATGATAACATACATTCTTTTTATAAAAACGATTATAAGAAGTTTATAGAATACAATATAAAGGATGTGGAATTAGTTGATAGGTTGGAGAAGAAACTTAAACTAGTAACATTAGCTATGGTGATGGCATATGATGCAGGGATAAATTATGAAGATGTGTTTTCTCAAACTAGATTTTGGGATGCCATGATATACAATCACCTGAGAAGGAAAAATATAGTTGTACCAAAACGTAAGAAAAATGTTGAAAAGTTAGAATTTGCTGGTGGGCATGTTAAGGAAATTCCAGAGAAAGGTTTGGTTTCTGATTGGATTGTGTCGTTTGATTTGAATAGTCTATATCCACATTTGATTATGCAATATAATATTTCACCTGAGACATTGTGTTTGGATAAACCTAGATTTTTTGTTGAGGTGGATGAACTGGTGAAGGGTACTTTGACGTTGCCAGATACGGATGAAGTAAATATGGCTGGGAATGGGTATTTTTTCAGAACAGATATACAGGGTTTTTTGCCTGAGTTGATGCAAGAATTATATGATGATAGGGTGAAGTTTAAGGATTTGCAGTTGGATGCAAAAAGGTCTGGAGATGATGAAAATGTCGCAGAATATGAAACCAGACAAATGGCAAGAAAAATTTCATTGAATAGTGCCTATGGTGCATTAGGAAATGAATATTTTAGGTACTTTGATGTAAGACAGGCAGAGGCCATAACCAAATCAGGTCAGTTAGCAATTAGATGGATAGAGAGGGAATTAAATGAATTTCTTAATCAAACTTTTCAAACTGAGGATGAAGATTTTGTTGTTGCAAGTGATACTGATAGTGTGTACGTTACTTTATCTTTATTGGTCGAAAGATATTTTGGGTCAATAACAGATAAGAATAAAATAGTTGATGCACTGGACAAATTTTGTCGGGATAAGGTTGAACCATTCATAGAACAGAGTTATCAAAGATTGGCAGATTATATGGGTGCGTATCAACAACGAATGGTGATGAAAAGAGAAGTTATTGCTGATAAAGGAATTTGGACTGCCAAAAAAAGATATGTCTTGAGTGTGTGGGACAGTGAGGGAGTCAGGTACGAAAAACCAGATATAAAGATAATGGGGATTGAGGCTGTTAGGAGTTCAACACCATCATCTTGTCGGCAGCGTATTAAGGATTCGATGAAAATTATAATGGATGGTAGTAATGATGAATTATTAGAATACATTGATGAATTCAGAGAGGAATTTTTACATTTAGAAGTGGCAGAAGTGGCTTTCCCACGCACTGTGAAAGGAATAGATAAATATTCACATAGTGTTTATGGATACATTAAAGGAACACCTATTCATGTTAAAGCAGTTATTGCTCATAATGAATTGGTAAAGCAACATGATTTAGAGAAAAAATATCCATTGATAAAAAATGGAGAAAAAATAAAATTTACATATTTAAAAGTGCCAAATCCAACTAGGGATAAGGTGATTGGTTTCATAAACGGTTTACCACCTGAGTTTGGATTTGATAAGTACATAGATTATGATATGCAATTTGAGAAGGCATATCTTGAACCATTGAAATCAGTTCTTGGCGTAGTAAATTGGAACTATGAGAGGATTGCAAATTTAGAATCATTTTTCGTATGAGGTGAAAAACAATGAGAGTACATCAATTAGCAAAAGAATATGATAAAAAATCATCTGATTTCCTTACAGAAATTCAAGGGTATGGGATTAATGTATTCAGCCATTTGAGTGGATTGAGTGATGATGAGGTTGCTACAATAAGGCAAAAAATAGAAACAAAAGATGTTGCCATTAAATTGGAAACTGAAGTAACGAAAAGACAAGTTGGTGGAGATAGGGAATTTGAAACGTATACCGATGAAGATAGGTTAGAAGAAGAACCCAAAAAAGATAATTGGACTTTAGGTTCTGAAGATTCTGTCGTCGATCCACCGAAAGTTGGTGTTTCATCAGAAGAAGTCCAAGAATCTTTAGCAACTAATATAAAAGCAGCTGGTGAGGCGAGAGAAGAATATGCAAAAACTAGTAAGGCCATTTCTGAAGATCCAGAAAATTGGGCTACATTATCAGTTGACGATGGAGAATCCGATACTGATTTGAGTTTTGGTCAAAAAGCCTTTGCAAAGGCAAAAGCAGAGGAAAAAATTACAACAAAAGATATTATAGATGCACCAGAGGTAGAAGTAGAAAGATCATCAGGATTTTTTGGTTGGTTAAAAGGGTTGTTTTCGTAAGGAGAGGTAAAGTAATATGAGTGAATTTCTTGACAAACTCGTTAAGGATTTGGGTGATGAACACACTACAATAGTTGCAGATAAGAAGTCGTCTGCTGAATTCAGTGGAACGATAGATACAGGTTCATATGTATTAAATGCTGTGCTATCGGGTAGTTTGTTTGGTGGAGTTCCAAATAACAAGATAACCGTGTTTGCAGGGGAAACTGCAACAGGTAAAACGTTTTTTGTATTGGGTGTTATTGATCAATTTTTGAAGGACAATCCGAAAGGTGGTGTGATATATTTCGATACGGAAAGTGCTGTTACAGATGAGATGATGCAAGTTCGGGGAATTGATACTAAGAGAGTAGTAAAATCTGAACCCGATACCATCCAGAAATTCAGACATACGGCACTTTCTGTTATTGATAATTATCTTGAACAAGATGAGGATGTACGCAGACCGTTCATGATGGTTTTGGATAGTCTTGGGCAGTTGTCGTCAACGAAGGAAATCGAAGATACGGCAAAGGGTGAAGAAACCAGAGACATGACAAAAGCACAAGTACTGAAGGCAACGTTTAGGGTACTGAACTTGAAACTTGCAAAGGCTGGAATACCTTTGTTGGTCTGTAATCATGTCTATGATGTGGTAGGTTCATACATACCACAAAAAGAGATGTCGGGCGGTTCTGGTTTGAAATACTCTGCATCAACTATATTGAATTTAACCAAACGTAAGGAACGGGTAGATACAGAAGTAATTGGTAATATTATCAAGTGCAGGACAGAAAAAAGTCGATTGTCAAAGGAGAATAAGGTAGTCGAGGTATTATTGACATATGAACGTGGACTTGATAGGTAT